TTGACACTTGTCCGGCCCGTACGGTACTCTGCTCTCAGTGAGGCAGGGAGCCTCACACTAGGGGAAGGAAACGACATGACAACCACCCGTACCGCCACCGCCACCTACGACATTTTGGTGTGCGCCGATTGTTCCTACGTCGCGCACAACGGCATCGACGCCTACTTCGTCCCCGGTGACGACACCGTGACCCCGCTCTCGCGCCTCTCGGGGGTGGACATTCTCGGCGCCCTAGATGACCGCGTGTCGTTCTCCCGTAATGAGTGCGGGGGCTGCGGGTCAATCTACGCGGGTCACCGCGTGGCACTGACAGTGCGCGAGACAATCCGCGCCTAGCCACGACGCACACAACGGAAGGGCGCCCTACGGGGCGCCCTTCCGCATGTTCGGACGCGCTCAGGCATGCGGACGTGCTCCCGCGTGTCATGCCTCTCCGGTTGACAGTTGGCAGGCGTAGGGTGTACCCTGAGCACAGTGAGGCAGGGAGCCTCACACTAGGGAGAGGAACCAACATGACCGTGAGCATCGAATACGTCCGCACCGACTGTGGGCACGTTGTCGACATTGACGACACTCGCACGGACGCAAGCGAGGACCGTATCACCCTCTGCGCCGAGTGGACCGAGTGTGGCAAGGCGCGAGAGGCTGCCGACCTTGCCAATCTTTCCCACACAATCCGCGAGGACTGGGAGCGCTACGGCAAGGCGTGGACCCTCGCGGATGAGGCTCTCTGCCGCGAGGACTGACACCCACCCACAAACGACAGGGCGCCCTACGGGGCGCCCTTTCGTTTGTCCGCACGCGCACCCGCACGCGCACGCGCAGAAACTTTTTTCGCGACCGCTCTCGCCCGCGCACGCACGCGCTCCCGCACGCGCTCCCGCACGCGCTCCCGCACGCGCTCACGCGCTCCCGCACGCGGACAGGCACGCGCGACACTCTCGACGGCGTGTCATGTCTTTGCACTTGACACTTGGCACCCTGCCGTGCTACTTTACTCCCATGCCCACAACGGGCAGCACATTGACAACACAATAGGGAGACAAGATGTCATCGACAGTCTTTTTCACCGGGGTCGAGGTTCTTCACAACGGTGAGCAGTGGCTAGTGACACTCGACAACGGTGATGCCGTGAGCATCATCAACTACCCGTCCCCGTATCAGGACGGGCCAGAGTGGGAGTCGGCGTACATCCCCGCCGGAGACACCTCCGGAGACTGGGACATTCGCAAGTGGTGGACAACCGACACCCGCAGCCGCGCTCATGCCTTTTGGAAGCACCTAGAGGCTCTAGGACTCACTCCCAAGTGAGTCTCCCACCCGAGAAAAGCCCCGCTCCGGCGGGGCTTTTTTCGTGCTCCGAGTCGGCTCCCCCGCACGCGGGAAAACTTTTTCGCGCACGCTCAGGCGGACGCGGTCCTTCCCTCCCGCTTCCGATTCTCGATCCGCGCTCGACACGCCTTTCCTGTCAAGACTTGACAAATGACCGCGAGTCTGGCATACTTGTCTCATCGGGCAAGACAGCCCGGTGCCTTTGACAACACAATAGGGAGACACCGTGATCGACGTCGAAACCACAACGGCAGAGTTGGCAGTCTTTGACCTTGCTGAAAAGTGCGGGAGGCGACTGGGGGATGACCACCCCATCACCGTCAAGGGATGGGATCTCTACCGCCGCATGACCAACCGCGACCGTCGGTACCCAAGCCAAGCCGCGCTCGACAAGTGGCTTGTGCAGGCACTACAGAAAGTGCCCGCGAGGTGGGACGACAGGTACTTCGAGTGGAGTCTGATCCGCTGAGAGAGGAAGGAAGGGGCACCCGAGAGGGTGCCCCTTCCTTTTTGCCGCGAGAAAAACGAGCGTGGTCGAGAAAACTTTCACCCGGAGCAGCAACTTTCCGACAGATTCTCAATCTTGCCCGCGAGACTTCCGCTCTTGGCTTGACATTCAATCCCCCGCGTGGCAGTATTGCCGTATCGCCCACAGGGGGCGGTGCTGATTAGGGAGGCAGTAATGACATACGGAACGCTTCCGACCGCGAGGAACGCTACGGAAGGATTCACCTTCACCGGCATTGCGCTGTACGAGAACATCTCAGGGTGCTACACCCCGGTCTGGACAGGGGAGTTTCACGGCAACGTGGGAGACGGCAGGGTGTCAGAGTTTGCACAGGGAGTCACCCTCCGTGACGGCCTGCACTACCTCTACCTCTCCGACCACAGGACCGGCGAGACGCGCTACGTCACCCTCGACTGGGCACGCTCCCGCACAGTCTGACAACCGCGAAAGGCGGGGCAGTCCTCACGGACTGTCCCGCCTTTTTCGTGGCTTATTGGGTCTAACTCTCCACTAGCGACCTATTCTCTGGACAGAGGTAGATGATTGCTCCCGCAAAGAGAGCCGCAGTCTGATTAGACGTGAGACCGCTCTCGATTGCGTATCCGATCAAGTCCTCGGCAGGGATGCCGACAGATAGAGAGTCACAGATGTTCCCCGCCACGTCAAGAATGGTGTAGTCATCGACCCCATAGAAAGCCGCATCTTGACTACGGACAAATGACAGCAGACCCTCATCGTCATTCTGAGGCACTACTGGCTTCGGCACAGGTGTCGGCGTGGGGGCAGGCGCAGGCACTTCCTGAGTGACTGTGACAGTCGGCGCAGGAGCCGGGGCTGCGCCGCTAGAGCAAGCGACGAGGACAACGGAAGCCGCGACTGTAACGGCGACCGCAAGAGTTTTCTTCACGAGGATTCCCCCCTGTAGTAGTTACTGAACGCTGCAACAGTAGCAGGGAATAAACATTTTTTCTATTCTCCTCTCCGTGCGGGGCTTTCTTGTGTCTTGACTTGACAAGTACGGCGAGACGTGGTTAGATATGCCTATCGGCAAGGGGCCGAGTACCTAGGGAGGAAACAATGGACACAACGCAGGCGACTGAGGTTCTCGCTCAGATCGGGCACATGAACGTCCTCGCCATTAGCGGGGGCCGCAAGCGACTGATCGACGGCGCACTTGTCCTGCCCGTGGCGCGTGGGTACAGCGTCCGCGTCATTCTTGACGAGGGAAGCGACACCTACACGGTGCAGCGAGTATTCGCTCGTGCAGGCAAAGAGTGGGTCAAGGGTGAGCGCACTTGGGTCTACTGTGACGAAGTAGCCGAAGCCGCCTACCGAGCCGCGTGCTACCACGACGAGTGGTGAGCATTACATCAACCAACAAAGCGTGGGGGGTACTGCCAGTCGGCAGTACCCCTCCGCGCTTGACAAAGGAGAAAGGAAATGACAAGGTAGTAACATGAGCAGACCAAAGAGATACGACGAGACATGCACGTTTCCGGGCTGCGACCGTCCGCACCGCTCGAAAGGGCTGTGCAGGTCGCACTACGCACAAAGCATGAGAGGTGTGCCGCTAACCGAGATCAAAGATCGCGGCGATGGTGTGCCTGACACATGCACGTTTGATGGATGCACCCGTCCCTACGTCGGTAGGGGCTACTGCATGACTCACTACCAGCAGCAGCGACGAGGCAGGACGCTAAAGCCAATCGGCCCGTACGTCAGGAAGCAGCCAGTCTCAGCGTAAGGCAGACCAAACGAGGAAAGCGCGTCCGCAACGGACGCGCTTTTTTCGTGCCCGAAGGAGGAGCAAACATTTTTCTTTGATCTTGATTTGACTTATCCGGCAGCGGTAGGTACATTCCTCTAGTCGCTACAAGCGACGACAAAGACAATGACACAGGAGACTAAGTGGGACTCAGAGAGATGATGGGACTGATCGGAACCACCGTGATGGTGAAGGTGGATGGGTTCACCGTGCCGATGACAGTCAATGATGCAAAGACCGCATATGGCAACAAGAGATTTTTGGTGTCACCAGTAGGCGGCTCGGGGGAGTCATGGGTTGATTCCAGTCGAATCAACGCAGGCTCTACAGACTCAGACGTTGTGGCTACGGCACCAGCACCAGCACCGGCAGCAGTAAAGCCGACAAAGACCACTGAGATCGAAGCCGATAGCGAGGCAGGAAGAATCCGCGCTTGGGCGCGTGGGCGAGGAATCCATGTCAATGAGCGTGGGCGCATCCCTGCTCAGGTGACAAACCAGTACCGCGTGGAAACCGGAGAGTCGGGAATCGTTTTTGACGAGGCTATCGCTTCGTGATTGACACTCTTGATCCGGTGCTCAAGTTGATCTCGGAGATCGAGATAACCGATGACTTCATTGACGCCCTTGCTATTCGGCTCATCGAAGTTTGCGGAAGTCCTGAGGCCGCGCTGCAACTTCTCGGGGACGAGTGAGAAAAACTTTTCACTCCACTCTCGGCAGGCTAGACAGCAGTAGGGGCGCACCCTCTTGGGTACGCCCCTACTTTGCTTTCCGCGCTCAGCGTCTACCGCTACGCGCTCCGAAGTAGTCCTCTAGTGCCTCATCCGTACCGCACGGAGAACATATCTCGGTCTTGTTGTCCACCCGCGAGATCGCACCGGGATACGCACCGGGATGCAGACTGTTGGGGATGAATCCCCCGCAGCGTGGGCAGATCGGCTTGGTGTCGCTCATCATTCTCCCTTGGTTGTTGTGGATTGTGGGGAGGCGCTAGGTGGACCTAACGCCTCCCCCTTGACTCAGAGACCAAACGCCTTGCGGCACTCCGGCCCCAACTGAAGGCGACGACTCGTCTCGTCGGTGAGTTCCGCACCGCACTTGCCGCAGCAGCGATAGTGCTCCCCGAACAGGCGAGCGAAACGGTACGGGTCGGTCTTGATGTGGGCAGCGATAGTGTCCTCAGTCTCGCGGGGGAGCCGCAAGCGACTGAAGGCACCGGGAGCACCCTGAAGGCGGCGCATGTAGACCGTGCCCCGGTACTCCTTGACCTCAATGAACAGGAGGTCGCCCTGAAGATCGAAGCCAAGACCGTCAGCGACGATGCCCAGTTCCGAAGTCGGGATTGCGTACTTGGACTTGACCAGTTCCGCGACGTTAGGGTTGCCGCCGCGAGCAGCAGCGGGACGAGCCGGACGCTCGGTCTTGGGCGCATCCAGCAGAGCCTCAATGGTGCGCGAGGCGTCGCTCTTGGACATGGTCGGCAAACCGGCGAGGATCACCTCGCGGTCGCAGACTCGCTCGTCAGCGAGCGAGCGAATAAACGCCTGCTGCTTATCCGTAGCAGGGTATTGGTTGTTCATGGTGCCTCCCTAGGTAGTGAATCGGACAGGTCCGATTCTACTCGCCGGGACTGCCATTGTCAAGTCGAAAGAATCTACCGCGAGGCGCGAAGCGAGAGCAGCGCGAAAGTGGCTGCCGACATTCCGCTGGCAAAGGTCTGAAGTTCTAGCCCCTTGACCGCGCACCAAAAACTGACGGCGCAGAAAAGTACGGCGAGAACGGAAGTCCAGACCGTCCGGCGCAGACGAGAAAAAAAGTTTTTCACTCTCAGCCTCCGAAGTTCGAGCACGAAAAAACCCGGTGCCATGTTCTCACATGACACCGGGTTTTGTCGATTATTTGGGATTACCGCTCGTAGATGAGCGCGATGCAGCCACTACTCATCTCGGAGGCGGGAACCTTGCACTCATCCGGCGTAACGAGATTTATCAGCGCCCAGAAAGTAGCGACGGTGACCATCGCGATGAGCACTCCGACGACGATCTTGCCGCGACGGGTGAATCGGACTCCGTTCATAAGTACCTCCCTAGTAGTTACCAACAGGAGCAACAATACAACTCACAAGCCACAATGTCAATCACCGACACGATGAAGTTCCTCGAAGTAGACCGGACCTCCAGTAGTCGGGTCCATCTCAACCGCAAGTTCTACCGCTCGGACTACGGCGTCGCGTGCGTTGAAAAAGTCTTTAGTGATCTCCGGCCCGCAGCCTCGAAGGTAGCCGATTGTGTAGGGACTCCCCGATCCAATCGCATAGATTCCCCGATCATCTCGGAGCCATTCGTACGAAGTTCCGATCTCGTAGATCGTACAGTTTAGGACCGCGAGGATCGTGGACTCATGTTGATCTTCTTTCTCGTACCCAGACTCCTCAAACAGTTCTTTCAGTTCCGGTACGAAAGTTCTACCAACCCAGAGATCAAGGTTCCGCCCCCGAAGTTTAGGTTCTGGGATAGGGAGATCAAACGTCGAAATCAAGTTGACCGCACGAAGATCACCAGCCGCTCCAAGTATGCAGTCATTTATCTTGACTACCTTTGGAAGATCACGGGGGAGAATAAAGATTTTTTCATCTCCCTCGCACACCATCGAGTCGAAGGCGACAACCGCGAAGTTTTCTCCTTGGATAGCGGCAATGGTTGTCATCCGATATCGCTACTGCTACTGACTTTCAGACCAGAGAATGTCCCGAAGAAACTCATACCGCCGACCGCTCCAGCCGTTCGAGCGATCTGAGATATCCTCATCTTCTTCCAGCCTGTCAAGGGACAGGACCGCTGTGTAGTCCTCGTCCTCGAACATGATGACCAACTTGACGTCATTCTCGTCCGCGTCATCGACAATGGCAACGACGAAAGGCACCGCACCACCGTTGGGGTGATATGCGCTGTCAAGAATCTCGAAGTCCCGCATGAAAGAAACGATACAGGATTCTTTGACTTTCTATCGGAGGCATGAAAAAAGCCCCCCGAAGGGGGCTCCTTTCATCTGTCTCAGAGTTCGCGCTCCTGCTGCCAGCGTGCCCATTGCTCCAGCACCTCAAAGAAAAAGCCAGTCAGGGCGAAGGCCATTTCCTCCAACTCTTCACCAGCAATGATCCACTCTCCCGACACCACGGTCGCCACAGGAAACACCGCGTCGCGGCGCGGCTCAACCTCGTAGAGCCGCTCCACCAAATCGGAGAAAGCGAGGAGAAAGCGGTCCTCGACCGGCAGGTAGATGGTCTCAGTGCTCATTTGTTCCTCCCTAGTAGCACCACCTTGGTGCATGGCACCATTGTATTCCACCGGACTGCCACATGTCAACCCAAGTAGCAGGTCTCCGGAAAGTGCCTAGAAAGCGACTAGCGCCGTCTAGGGAGGGACGGCGCTAGTCAACGGGGTGGGGGTGCCCCGACCCGCGAACGCTAGGGAGTCGCTCAAGCGGGCGCACCCAGCATAGCAAAAATTTTTTGATTCTGCCACCGCAGCGGAAACAAGAAAGCCCGCCCCGAAGGGCGGGCCTTCCTGAGATTCGTCAGGACTCGCAGTCGTGTCCGTACGACAGTTCGTCGTCGTTTAGATCCTTGCGACCGCACTCGTGGCACCAGCGTGCCGTGCGGATTGCGATGCGGAGCAGATCGTCCATTTGTTCCTCCCTAGTTGGTGACGATGGTGAAAGTATGGCACAGCCTAGCAGGATTGTCAAGTCAAGGCCAGGAAAGCCCGCCCCGAAGGGCGGGCCTTCCTGTCTCACCTGACCATGTTTGCGAGGCAGGACTCATCAAGTTCGTGGTCCTTGCGAACGTCCTCCCCGACCACCGCGATGAAAACCCCCTGAGAACCTGCGGGGCTGTCGGTGAAGCGAGAGCGCCTCTTACGAGCGCCCTCCAGCGTGGCGCTGGTCGCGCGGACGAAATACTCCCCGCGAGAGGTCGTGATGACTACGGCGTATTTCATTCTTGCCTCCCTAGTTTAGCGGCTCCCTGCCGCTCTGGTAGATACTTTACACCATGCACCTGACACCGCGCAAGTCGAATCGCCGCAAAGACAAAGAGGCCCGCCCCGAAGGGCGGGCCTCTTTCTCTCAGGCTTCCAGAGCGAGGAAGTATGAATCCGAGGGAATCTCGTCCTCGTCCTCGTCCTCGTACTCGTCCTCGTCCTCGTACTCGTCCGCGTCCACTTCCTCGTAGACGTAGTGGTTCACTTCCACGTTGTCCACGACGTACGGCAGGACTCCGAGCATTGCCTCCAGCGTCTCGCGGACGTGATCGACGTAGGCGTCCTCATCGCAGTCGAAGTCGATGGTCAGTTGATAACGCATTGTTGCCTCCCTAGTTGGCGGTGCCTTACACATATGTCAACTCCGGCGAGGACTAGATTATTCCCAGTCATTGACACTTGATTCCGCAGACGTTCCGCGACCGCTCTGCGGATAAATATTTTTTGCGTCCCGCCGCACAAACGAACGGACCCCCGACTTTCGCCGGGGGTCCGTTGTTGTCTTGGCCTCTCAGTCCTCGTTCCAGAGGTCGAAGTAGTCAGGCTCGTCCGCCTCATCCGCGTTGTCCCGGTCGCAGACCGGACACGTCCAGAATCCGCGCCGTCCAGACCAGCCGATGCTGACCTTGCCAGCGAACACACACGGCGTGGACTCGTCGGTCTCGTCGTTGTAGACCTCGCCGTCGCACTCACGGTACTCGTCGGTCTCGTCATCGAAGCCAGCGATCTGCGGCTCCCTGCCGGTGACGCCGGGTGGGTAGTTGTTCATTGGTTCCTCCCTAGTGGTTGTCCTGCTGTTGTGTCCTATCTTGCCACACTTGGCTGCCATTGTCAAGTTGTGTCGCCGTGTCGCGGTGGGAAGTGCGGGGGCCGGATTCCTCCGACCCCCGCACGCGAGGCTAAAACTCGCAGTCCGGCGACTCGGGACAGGAAATCCACGGAGCGCGGGGGTGCTGCACATGCGAGCAGTTGCAGTTGTCGCACCACACGCGGGTGACCGTGGTGTCGATCTTGTCAGTCTGGCTGACGCACATCTTGTACCTCCCTAGGTTGGCCGTGCCTTGTAGCAGGTAGTTTACAGGATGCCCCTGCCATTGTCAAGTTGTGGGAGAGGGTGCGGCAGGATGTTCCAAGAGGACGTGCCAAGATCACGAAACTTTGGGGAAGTTGCTATTTTATTTTTTCTTGTTTTCTCGGCGCAAATATTTTTTCCGCGCCTCCGCACAAAGAAAGACCGGGCAGGTATCCCGCCCGGTCTTTCCTGACGTGGTGGCGGTCTCTCCCCAAAGGGAGCCATGATGCCGCCGCATCCCCGACCTTCGTCGTCGTCCCGGCTGGCCGCGAGGTCTGCAACCCTCCGCCAGCGCATCACCTCTGTTTGCAGGGAAGTGATGCCCGCACGCCGTCTAGGAATCGAACCCAGCGGGATCGGCTTTGGAGACCAATCCGTGCCCAGCACCCGGCGCTCGCTATTTAGTTGTTGGCCTGTGGGAGCCGACCGCTGGTTGCGGTCTCTCCCCGGAGATTCGATGAGGCTTCGGCGGTCCCTCCCCTTAGAGGATTGTCGCCTTAGAGAGTCTGTCTCCTCTGGCCTCTTTGCCTTAGAGCAATCGCATCACATCCTTTCGTTGTCGTCGTTGGCACAACTCTATCATACCGACCTGCCACTTGTCAAGTCGGTGGCTCAGGTTGGCTACAGAGCCGCGCTGACTGCTTCGACCGCACGGTAGTCCTTGCCACCGATGTGCCAGTCGTACGGATCGTTCATGCCGACCTTTGCGTAGTTCTTCCAGTCGTAGATCGTCGCAATGACGCCGTTGTCAAACGTCAGTTGCCACTCGGTAATGACCTTGTCCTCAGGGTCGCCGTTGTCGTACGTCGGTGCGCCAAACACGGATTCAATGTGCGCCCGCGTCGTCCTGATCGTTCCCTGCAAGGACGTACCGTTGATGAGGGTTGGTGCGTTGGTGAACATCTTGCCTCCCTAGTTGGTCTTGCCTGATGTGTAGACTCTATTGCATAGACCTGACAGGTGTCAAGTCCTGTGGAGAGGCGGGGGCCAAGGCCCCCGCCTTCCAGTTAGTCCAGCCAGTCCGCGATGGTCTTGCGGACGATCTCCGCAAACTCCGCACGCGGCTCCGTATCCGCTGCGCCAACCTCGGCGTGCTGGTTGGCTACACGGTTCCAGTTACGGATGCCCTCCGTGAACGCCTGCACGAACGCATTGGCCGCGTCGTTGAGCGCCTGCGCTGCGGCGTCGGCTCCATCCTCGTCGGAGAATAGTTGCCACTCGCGTGCGCTCTTGTTGATCTGCTCCATGTTTCACCTCCCTAGGTGATGATGAGAGCATCGTATCATACCTACCTGCCATTGTCAAGTCCTATGCCAACGTGTCACCAAGGAGCAGACGCCCGGTGCTGGCAAATATTTTTTGTGCTCGCCTAGCGCGGGGGCGATAAATATTTTTGAGTGGGCGTGCCGTGCGGGGGAGATTGCTCTCCCCCGCACCTGCAACCGCTAGTCCTCGTAGCCGCTGAAGTGACCGTAGTCCTCATCCGTTCCCCACCCGGCTGAGGCGAGAACGTAGGAGTCCGCATCGACCGACTCGTGGTCCTCGTAGTCCTCCCGCTCATCCTCGTCCTCGTCCTCGTAGTCCTCGTCCGCCTCGTACTCGCAGCCGACCTCATGGTCACAGCCGAGGTGGTACCGGGCCGGATTCGCCAGCATGTCGCTGCTGGTCGGGCCGCTGTAGTCGCACGGGTCGCTGGGGGTGTGTCCGCAGCACGGGTAGTCCTCGCATCGTAGCGCCATGTCTGCCTCCCTGTTTCGCAGCCCTCCTTGGGCTGACAGGAGATACGATACAGGACCGTGCCGACATTGTCAAGTTGGGGGAGTCACCGGCTGGGTGACGGGGACACACGCAGGGAGGCTTGCGAACGTCACCCAACCGGAGCCTGTCAGCCGACGCGCTGGCCGACCTTCGTCAGCGCAGCCGCAGCAGCCTTGCCAATCTCCAACGCAGCCGCAGCCGGGTTCATCGTGCCGCGCACGATGCTCGCCGTGCTAGTGCCCTTCAGGATGTAGTCAGCATCCCGACCGTCACCGAACGGGAGCCAGAGAACCGCGACTCCTTCGGCTTCGCATCGCTTCACCCAATGATGAGCAGCCGTGCGCTCTTCGTGAGTGTACGCACCGTCAGAGCAGACAACGAGCAGTCGCGCTCCCGTGCCGTGCAGGAGATTCAGCGCACCGTCCAGAGCGCGGAACGCTTCGTCAAACTTCTCCGTGCCGTCAGGTGCGGTGTAGACCTGCACCTCGCTGAGATGCTCACCCGGCTTCAGAGTCGGAAAGACTGTATTCCCGTAGTAGACCATCGCAGAGCGAGCCTGCACGCGGCGTCCTGCCTCACTCATAACGTACGCCGTCGTCGCCATTGGCTCCATCGCCATGCCCATCGACCCGCTGATATCGACCATCACGCCGATGGTGAGCGTCGGCTCATCCGTGTGCTTGCGTACCTTGCGCTTCCATGCTTCGGCCTGCACCATACGACCCTGTGCCTTCTGAGCCGCAGCCTGCACCATCGCACGGGTGCGGAGCCGACCGGGAGGAAGAATGTCACGCACTTCGGTGATATCGCGCTCGCGGTACTTTGCACGCTCCAACTGTTGAGCAACTGTCACCGCAGCGATGCGCTCATTCGGACGCGGAGCACGTCGCTCGCACAGGAATGAAGCACTCTTCGATCCTCCCTCCTTCGGACGATCAAAGACCTTAGCGGCGGTGTGTGCGTTGTCCTTCTGCTCACGGGCGCTCTTAGCGCGTGCCTCGACAACCTTCTTCCATGCCTCTCCTTCTTCTTGATCCGCGAGGTCGTCGTTGTTGTTGATAGCGACAGTCTCAGCCGCATCTTCCATCGCTTCAAGAATGTCCTGCATGAAGTCACTCATGCATCCTGAACCGTCCTCAGAGGATTCACCAGAGCCACCGGGGATGCCTTCACCATCTTCGTTCGGCTGAGGCTCTCCTGCTTCTTGTGAAGCCTCGCGCACGAGACGCGCCCACTCCTGCGCTACAGGGTAGAGCGCGTCGATGTTGTAATCGTTTGAGTGTGCTTGCGCCGTACGAACGAGAGCGAGCAAAGAGTCCACCAGATCAGAACCAAGAATGTCCTCGACCTTATCCATGATCTCGTACACCTCTGACTCATCAAGGATGCCAACGATCACACGAGCATGAAGCAAGGCGACCAACTGTGCAGCCGCACGAATGTCGGTCATTGAGCCGAACGCTACACGAGCGTCAGCAAGCACAATGTCCATCGCGCAAGCGCGGAGGAATACACGGTCGGAAGGATTGGCAAGCACTCCACGCGCTTCGATACGACCTTCTTCCAACAACACCAGAGCCGCATACTCATCAGCCTTCAATGCAGCCTGAGCATTAGGCATTGACCAATGAGAGCACTTAGCATGTAGCGCCTCATGCTTGATTGCGCCGATGCCCTTAGCCCATGCGTATTGGTTGTCGCGGTCGCGGAGATCACCCACGACGTCAGGGTCGATGCCGGGAGCGAATGCAACGTCCACGTTCACTTCGATCTCTGCGAGGTGCGGCGCGTAGCAAGCCGGAGCCGGACCACCGGCACCGGGGCCGACGTACGCGACCAGATCGCCACGTCCCGACCACTCATTAGCCAGAGCCGCGATCTCTGCACCGCGCTTTAGCCAGCGAATATCAGTCGCAGCCGCACGCTCTCCTGTGTGCTTTAGATGAGCCATTCCTTGCCTCCTGTCATTCGTCGTTGTAGCCGGTGTCCCTCCGGCTAGTGTCTATGGTAAGGCATAGATGGGTGGGGTGTCAAGTGAGAGTCGGGAGGGGGGAGGACACCCACATGCACTCCCCCCTCCCCTTCCGCGCATACCTGCTAGGGATCAGATACGCGCAGGCTTGCACTCGTCGCCATATGCCCGTGTCAGAACATCGGCCACGATGGGCCGGTCCATCTCAGGTGAAGCGGCGAGCAGATTAGAGATCGCAAACTTCGTGCCAAACTCAGCAGCGATATCGCGGAACGCGAGCAACTCTCGCATCTGAGGTGCCCACGAGCACTCACCAGAGTCGCGCTTCTTGTTGAGATTCTGCGCGGCGGTGACGAGAGTCGTCGGCACGCCCAACTTGCGAGCGAGCGACCAGTCGGTAGTCATCTCCACCTGCGCCGTAAAGCGCGACAGGAGAGCCTCAGAGAGCCGCACTCCCGGTGCGTTGGGATTGGTCGCGGCCACGACGTAGAAGTCCTCGTGAGCCTTGACAGTCCCGCGCTCAGGGTTCGCATTGATGGTGATCTCACGACGACCATCCATGAGTCCGTAGAGCACAGAGAGCACCTTCGGGTCGATGAGTCCGATCTCGTCGATGAAGTAGACCTTGCCCTCTTCAGCAGCCTTGATGAGGTCGCCGTCCTGCCAGACGAACCCACCACTAGGCAACTGAACATAGCCACCAATGAGGTCCGCAACTTCGACGTCACCAGTACCAAGGAGCGTGTAGCACTCTGCGCCGAACGCTGCTTCCACAAGTGCAGTCTTTCCGCATCCCGGTGCGCCGTAGAGCATCGTGAACATCGCGGAGCCACCAGCACCAGCATAAGCACGCTTCGTTGCCTCTCGTGCCTTGCGGAGCACCATCACGTCCTGATGCTCACCCCACAAGCGAGCGTGATACTGATCGCCATTGGGCCGGATGAATACGTCGTCGGCGGAAACGACAGGAGCCGCAGCAGCCGTGACGCGAGGGGTGCGAGGCTTCATCGCAGCACGCTCTGTGTAGCGACCCTGAGGAAGCACCTTTGCGTTCAATCGCATTGCAGCATCGTCAGAGACAGATTGCATCGCTGCGAGAATGATGTTCTCATAGAACGATGTGCCTGTGGCATCCTTCGTTCCAATGTTGATGTAGTCGGTATTCATGTCTATTCCTCCCTAGTTCCTAGAACAACTCTTCAGGGTAGCCTGCGGCCACACGAGATTGGTTGATTCGATAGATGATCTTCGTGGGTGTCTTGCGCTGGACGATATCGTCCATGTCCTGCTTGGAAGCCTCCACCACCAGCGGAGAGCCAACCATCGTCCAGTTGTTGATGATGGTCTGGTTGAGGTAAGCGCGTAGAACACTAAGCACGCGAGTCTCAGCCCATTCTTCGCTGAGAGTCGCTGTCAGAGCATGAAAGTCGCCTTCACCGGACTCTGAACGACTGATCGCAGTTGCGAGGTCGGCATTGCCAGCATAGGTCGTTTTCCATTGCTTGCGCGGCGTGTCCTTGGAGATCGTCCGGTAGTGAGCCTGCATCGGAACCAGACGACCAGTAGAGGTGAAACCATCGGGGGTGAAGAATATCTGCCTAGTTCCGTAGACAGCGTGCTGAAACTCTGCATAGATGACGTAGCCCTGAACAGGCTTGTCCTTGTCAAGCATCGTGGGTGTCCTTTCGTCGTTGTGGGTGTCTTGCTTTGTTGCTAGTACCACCTTAGCAGGTGGAAGTTATGATGTCAAACTCAGCGAGAGCCGCATGGCTTCAGCCTCGGCATCTCGCGCACCTCGGGCGGTGCAGGGCCAGCAATGCAGGTTCGGGTCCATGCGGACGTCGGCCTCGTTGTCCCACAGGACAAGGCGGCGGCCCCACATCGTGCTAGATAGACGAACGCTGTACCGGGCGCCGGGTACGTTACGGATCAGCGGGACGCGGCTCATGCTGTCACCTCCAATAGGTCAATGAAATATTTTTCGCTCCGCGAGGGGAGAGGGGCGGGGGGCCGACCCTAAGGGCGACCCCCCGCACGCTCACTTGGTCTTGAGGACCGTGTAGGTGGTGGCAGTACGAGCAGCCTCGTACGCCTCGATGAAGTTCTCCTTGAGAACCTCGCGGTCGACTCCCTCGCGGGTGACCGACTGGATGAACACGCGGTCCACCCCACCGATGGTGCCGACCGTGGCATCGCCCAGCAGAGCGCGGAGAGCAGTCTCGGCCTCCTTCTTCTCGGCCTCCAACTCCTTCAGCGCCTCACGCGCGGTGGTGAGCCGCACGATCAAGTCCTGCGCGTTGGTGCCGTCCAGCACCGCAACGTCCGCCGCGACCTCGACCTCGACGGCCACGACGCGCTTCTCGATCTTGACTGACATGTGCATCTTCTCCCTAATAGAGCCAGTCCCTTACTGGCTTGTGGTCTAACCTTAGCGTATGAGCCTGACAGTTGTCAAGTCGTACGCTAAAGGTCTGTCGTTGTGTCTTGCTGTCCTTCGTTGTGCTGTTCAGTTGTAGGGACAGTAAAGCACACACCCCTGCCACCACGCAAGTTGAAACAGCCTATTTCTCTCATCGTTATCGTTTCGTGATCTTTGGTGCTGGGTAAAACTTTTTTCTCGCGTTGAGCGAGGGGGCGGTCGCCAGACCGCCCCCTCTCTGGTTAGCCCACCGCCCCTTTGATCTGGTCCATGAGGATGCGGTAGATCGTCTTGGACTCGTCATTGCTCGTCCCCCACTCCTTCGCGGACTGCATCGCCAGTCGGGGAAGGAGTTCGGGCGACTGGCACCGCTCGTAGCGCACGGAGAGCGACTGAATCGCGCAGCGGATGCGGTCATCAAGGGGAAGAATCTCGGTGTCCTGCATGGGATCACATCCTTGTGTCGTTGTGTCTGTGTGGTGCTTGTCTATTGTATCACCGGGGACTGACAGAACCCTCGCTCTTGGGGACCGCGCCTTTCGGCGCGGCCCCCGCGAGCGTCAGAGGTAGTCCACGAGATCGCCGTCAGCGATCTCGGAGACGTCCACGCCGATGCTCTCGGCAATGGCCTCCCAGAGGTCGTCCTCATCGAACGAGCCATCCTCCGGCAGGAAGTCGAAGTAGGTCTTAGGCACCGTCATCACCTCCCTAGGTGGTGCTACTGAGTATTGTAGCAGACAGGGGTGACAGATTCAAGTAGAACGCGAAAGTGTCGGAAAGTTGATCCGGGCCGCGAACCCAGAATCTTGACGCAGCGCAAACTTTTTTCTCCGCTGCTCCGCGCAAAGGCCCGCCCTTTCGGGCGGGCCTCCGGCGGGTGGCTCAGTACGAGCCGTCGCTACACCCGTAGCATCCGCACCACTCGGGGTGATTCACCTCGGGGTACCGGCGCTCAATGTCGTCAAGCGCACGTTCAAGTGCGTCCGCGTGATCCTCGCAAATCCACGAGCGCGTGAGTCCCGAACGGGACACCCGCAGCACGAGGTCTCCCCCGCACGCGAGATCGTAGTACCCAGCACGCGAGCACTCGTGCAAGTCGATCAGGTCCGTCATCATGTCTGCCTCCCTAGCAGTAGTGGTGTCTTACAGGAACCATTGAACCATACCGGGGCAGGGATTGTCAAGTCCACGCTCCGGCACGCCGCCATGAACGGGGAAAGAGTTCTCGCGGGGAGCGCAAATCCGACGGGCCGCATCGCTGGCAGAAAAATATTTATCCGCGCCTCGGCGGCAAAAAACCCGCGCCTCACCAGTCGGTGAGAGCGCGGGCCTTCTGCGTTGCGCGGGTCTTGGTCCGCTTCGTGTTCTTGTGTGCGAACTTCTGCACCTTCTGGTTCAGAACGTATCCCGCACGTCCGATCACGAACAGGTCCGAAGCCTTCGGCTTCTTCTTGCTCATTTGGCCTCCCTAGCCTTGTCGGTAGAGCCATTGTACCCGCTAGGGAGACAGGTGTCAAGCCGTGGGAGACTCTAGCCGTACAACCCACCAGTTGCCACCGGCATTGTGTCCGGCCCACGCTTCCGCGTCATCGAAACTTCCGAACGGGCCGTGGAAGTTGATCCCGTCGAACATCTCACCGACCGCGACCGCGTACTGCTCATCAGGCACGACGGGCGAGCCGTGTGCCTCCGCGTACGAGACTACGTCCTCGTCGTCCTCCCACACCGATGCATCTACCACGTCCACGATGAGCGTGCCGTCATTTGCGTCGATGATCGTCCCCGTGCCGGGGTGAACAATCAGTTTTGTCATGCTTCCTCCCTAGTTGGTCTCATCAGCACGGGCCGTACCCGTGGACGCCTCTCGGCGTTTCGACCTGTCAGTGAATGATGATCTCGGCAACGTCGTCCAGATGAATCCAGACGGGGTTCCCGCGCCACTCTCCGCTCTGCCACGCGCTCCCGCCGATGAAGTCTGCGGGTGCCTTGGAGTTGAGCATCAGGTCATAGTGCAGGCCGTCCTTAGTGACGATCCGCGCTACCCACGAATCTCCATTCTCGCCTCTCGGAGTAAAGAGGACGGCGTTGAGCGTGTCGTAGTCCGCGTCATCAGAGAACGTGATTGTGGGCATCCTGCCCTTGGTGTGTTCCATGCTTGCCTCCCTAGTGGTCTCATCAGGGTGCGCCTTACGCACCGACGCCTCACGGCGTTTCGACCTGTCAGCCGTGCTGAGCCAGAGCCTCCGTCATCGTGTCGTACCAGAAGAACCCCTCGCCATCAGGCGACCAAGCGACGCCGTCCTCAGTCTGGTAGTAGACGAAGGGCTGCAACCGCCCACCTGCACGCCGGTCCTCAAAGACCGGGGTCGTCATCTTCATTGCCATCATGCTTACCTCCCTAGTTGGTGCTTCCATTGTAGAGCACTGACCTGCCACTTGTCAAATCCAAACGTAGATTCGCCGGTCCTCAATCACGGCGGCGCGTGCCTCGTGGATCGGCTCGCCAGTCTCCGCGACCACGAACGAGTCGTACTTGTAGGGGTTGTAGGTCACCTTGACCCACTTGTCGCCCGAAGGGATGCCGTGCCCGACAGACACGACCTCTCCGCGCACGAACGCATGGACGTTCTTGGCTTGCTCGCGCAGCACCTTGGCGCGTCCTGCTGGCTGCACCGCGAACTTGACGTTCTTCAGGTGCAGGGTCTCAGTGTGCTGCACTCGCGCACCCTTGCGCGTCTCTCGGAACGAGAGGCACTTCAGGTGCAGGTTGTAGTACGCCTCTACTCGCATGGCTACCTCCCTAGTAGTTGGTAGTGACAGCGTACATCATACCTCTGGCGAATGTCAAATCGTGGGCATGTTCGTGTCGCTGCAAATATTTTTTGAGCGTCGCCAAACAGCAAGACCCCCGGCTTTCGCCGGGGGTCTTGTGTCCATCAGGTTAGCCAAGCGACAGGTGCAGTCCCTCAGCATCGTCTCCGGTGAGCGCTGACCACGGCTCGGCGGAGGCGTTGTCGGCCTTGACGTAGACCGACACGGCGGTGCTGAACACGTTGCTCGTCGGGTCAAACGCAACCGCGACAGGGAACGGCGGGACAATCTCGCCGGACAGCAAATCTTCGGCCCACTCGTTGAAGGGTCGCTTGCTGTCAGCGATGGGGTCTCCCCATCCTCCCGTTGTCCAACCGGATTCAATCTCGGTCCAGCCCTCAATCTTCGTGACGTGATACCCGCGCCAGCCGCTCGTAGGAACGTATGTCCGCGAGATTCCAAGATCGTCCACGTCGTCCCCGTACTCGTTGATGATCTCAACGTCGGAGACGTAATACTTGCGCGGGCCGTCCCCATCCACGATCCACAGCGTGGAAGCGTACTGAGAGGCCGACTCAAAGCAGGGCCAGCAAATCCACGCCTGCTTGACGTTGCTCCAGCGCGTGTCGCTGGAGTACGGGTCATCGCACGGCTCATCACATTCCGCGCAGATGTAGGTCTCTGTATCGACCAACTAGATCAACTCCCTAGGTTGTATGGCGTCCCTTACGCCATGACGGTACTTTACACCATGCACCTGCCATCAGTCAAATCGGGAGTGTCGACAGACAAACCGGGAGTGTCGACAGACGTTCTAAATATTTTTGACATTCCGTGTGGAGTAAATATTTTTCACGCCCAAAGCAAGAACCCCCGGCTTTCCACACCGGGGGTCTCGCTTTCTAGGGAGGGGAAGAAAGATCAGTCGCGCACTTCGGCAGCGACCGACTTTCGGAAGTTTCTTGGAAGTTGGAAGGTCTTGTTGTCACTCGCACGGCGGGCGCGATACTTTCCTTCGTAGATAAACTCTCGCTCCGTCACTCCGTCGCTGAATGACCACTCTAGGTGCGTCGTGAAACGGTCTCCGACTTTCAGGCTCCGCTGAGCGTCAAGCATGGCATGTTCGTCCGTCACACGGGCGATGAATCCCTGCTCGTACTCGTTGCGCTCCTGTCCAGCAGACTCCAACAACCAGCGACGGAAGATGCTCTTAGGGGGCGTTCCTAGCGGCCCCATAGAGGCATCCACCACCACAAACTCGCCGTGTCTGCGGACAGTCTGAACCAGCGTGATATGCCCACGCCACTCAGGGGCAACCGCGTCGTTTAGCCGTACAAGAAACCACGATCCGTTACAGGTGATTATGTCAAGACCGCGAGACTGTAGGCTTAGCCGTTCTTCGGTGGTGAGGCTCATGTCAGCCCCCCACCGTCGTCAGGTACGCAAGCCGCACCTCGTCAAGCCGTTCGATGTGTCGGTCGGACAGGCCAAGCGTCTCGCCGTCCTCGTCCACACCGCCCGTGAAGATGATGTTCCCGACGATGACATCGGTCGGGCCGAACGCTGCACGCCACATGCGCGTGCCGATCACGTTGGTGAACAGGCCGTTCAACTTGCCTTCCTCGTTCACCCACATGTCCAGATCGCTGGCGAGCGAGACGCACTCAATGTATCCACCGACCGCGCCGCTCAGGACGGAGTACGACTCGCCGCGCTCAAACTCAACCACGCCGCCCGTGCCGTCCATGTTGATGATGTAAGCCTTCATTTTGTCTCCCTATGTTGGTGGCTCTCCCTGAGCCGGTAGTGCAAGTCTACTCGCATCATATCTGCTTGTCAAGTTGAGCCGGTGCCGCCTCGCACCACGGGGGAGAGATGGAGGCGGCACCGGGGTCTGTCAGACGGTGTGACTAGCCACCGCGTCGTTGATGAGGTTCTGGATCGAATCCGCGTCGTCCTCGTACGGGTCCACAAGGATGGAGAACGAACGGTACGTCTCGTCCTTGAACGATCCTACGGAGTCGTAGTGCGCGATGGTGAGGGGTTCGGGGTCGGTCCACTTGACCACCGCAGACTGAGTAGTGAGACGACCATTCACGACGGTGAATCGGTACATCGCTCCGTCCTCGCCACGCCACTCCGTGTACGAGCCGTCCTCCACGAACGGCGCGACGACCGCGAGGAACAAGTCCTCCTGTCCGGTCTTGGAGTCGTAGCCCTGCAAGTAGAACGCGCCGTCCGTGCCGCGCATGTCGTCGTAGCAGTCGAAACCAAGAGCCTCGAACACCTCGCGCACCGTGGTGAAGGTGCTGAGTTGCGGCATCCACGAGAACCACTTCTCGGTCTTGCCCTCGGGACCGAACGAGCCGCCGCGCTTCAGCGCATCGAACTTGGTATCCATCTCGTGGATCGCCGCGAGAACCTCGGGGGTCTCGGGGATCACGAAGTTGGAGTCCGTCAGTTTGGTGAAGTAACCCATGTTGCATCATCTCCCTAGTTGTCGTTTGTCGTTTGTCGTGCTGGTCTTGCTCGGTGGAGCGAGCCTATCATATCTCGCTCCACCGCGCAAGTCCTAGTCCTGCTCGGCCTCGTCGTAGTAGCCGACCTCCTGCCGAACCGCGTTGGCATAGTCGTCGGTCAGGTCGCGGAACAACTCGTACTGCGCGTCGGTCGGCTCGTCCTCAACCTGAATCTCCTTGATGCACGCCGCGCGGTGCGGGGTGTCAAGCAACTCGGCCCAGTTCCAGCGGCTCGGTGCCTTCTCGGTGGGATCGGTTTCGATCTCCAGAACCACGATGTAGGTGCTCATTGTTGCCTCCCTAGTTGTCGTTGTGTTTCGCTTGCGGGAGCGAGTCTATCATACCTCGCTCCCGCACGCAAGTCCTCGGGAATCTCAGTTGCTTGGGGCGTCAAAGCCGCACTCGGCATACGCCTCGCGCACCGCTCCAACCAGCGGGATGTCGAAACGCTGGATGAGGTGCGTCAGCGCGATGCTGATGTCGCTCGTCCCCATCCCCTCATCCTCGGGCCAGCCATTCTGCTGAAGGCTCTCTGCCGCAAGACCACGCAGCAGCGGATAGAGCACCGTGTCGTTGCTCAGGCTGTAGTGGACTTCCTGCGCTTGCTCAAATGTAAGCACGATTTCTCCCTTTCTTGGAGCCTCCCTGACTCCGTGGGAGCATCATAACATAGCGGGTGTCAGCATGTCAACTCCGCTTCTTCCGTGGAGTTGTGGAAGTTGCTCGCTCGGGCTTCTCAGGCTTGGGAGGATAAATATTTTTTCCAGCAACCAGCGGCGGCAAACTTTCCTCTGTGTGACACTCGCACGCACATTGATAGTCCTTCTCGTAGTACGCGAAACGCACGGTGCAGCCATCGTGAAATCCGTCGTTGCACCAGCCAAACTTCTGCGTCTTAGAGACAGCAAACTCGGACACTACTCAACCCAAATGCGAAGTCCGGGCACGCAAGGATCGTATCCTTCTTCCCACTCGGAATCCTCGTCCTCTGTGCTGGGAAGTCCATTGTGGGTGACGCAGACTGCCTCACTCACCCATCCTCGATTGACTCCTTGGTTCAGCCAGTCGAGGAACTCGATTGCTTCTTCGTCAGAAATATTTTTTCTGGTCGGGGTCTTATCCATACCACGGACAATACGCCATAAGCGATGAGGCAATGATGTACCCGACCGCTTCGTTTTTCACGCTCGAACTCGTTCCGTCCTCCGCGAAAGAAACCGCAAGACCGCGTACCAACTCCTTGACCGTCAATCCGGTGTCAAGCGTGGCGCACACGGTCTCACCGATCTCCACCAAAGTCGCATCGGACGTGGACTCAATCAGCGCGTTCGGAAGGCTCCGTACCGACGACAGGTAGAGGGCGTCCGCTACTGGCTCGCCGTCAGGCGGATCATCGAAAGCAGGCTCCATGTAGGACGACACCGTGTTGATCTGGGCGGGCGTTGCGTTCCCGCAGGCCGCTAACAGAAACAGCAAGCAGACTGCGGGAACAGCAACAAACTTTTTTCCGATTCGCATACAAGAATCCTTTCGCTACCTGAGGTACTCGTTCTCGTTCTCGTCCTCGATGGAGATTAGTTCTCCCCAGACGTATCCGTAGATACGAGACCGGCCCTTGTTCTCCTTGGCAATAGCGTTCTTGAAGTTGTCGTAGTCAAGCCGCTCTGCTGCTTCCGAAAGATACGCGGCCCACTCGCCCTTCGTCATAACAACTCGGAACGGGTAGTCACTCTTTCCTTGGCTGTTGCTGATCGTCTTGTCCAGCCCAGAAACTGCCAGCAGATTGACGAGATCATTACGGCTGCGACTTCGCACCGTGATGGTGTTGGGGTCAGATGGATTCTTTTGCACAGCAGAGAAGAACCCGTCGGTAGTCATAATCCACATACAAACTCCTTTTCATTGTAGGTTGTAAATATTTTTTGCTTGGAGTGGAGCGCACGGCCAGATGTACGGCAGGTCATCGGGCACGCCGGGGAACAGTGGTCGGTAGAACTCGGGCAACTTCCGCACGAGATTCGACTGGTGCGAGAGATGGAACGCTCGATCCCCAAGCCACGGTGGATCGACCGTGTATCCGTGCTCGCCCTGATCGCGGTGAAGCAGGTACAACTCGGTCAGGCGTTCGTGCATCGTGTCCCGATACCCGCGCCGCTTCCACTCCTTGCAGATGACCACGCCGTAAAGCGCGAGCGAGGCTTCGTACCCGCGCCACATCATCGCAGCGGGATGCGTCACCCAGCCCTTGGTCTTGCCGTCAAGCGCGTTGAGCAACTGGAACGTTTCGACCCGTTGTTTCCCAAGCCGTCGGTAGTCCAGTACCCGCGCCGTTTCCTCGAAATCTGCGTACGGCAAAAATGTTTGCATCAGCGCTTCACTCCCGACCGTGTCATCCAGAGCGTGAAGCAAGGACGGCACATGCCCGCGTATGCGGGCAGGCCGTCCTCGCGACTACAAGAGATGCATTTCCTCACGCCGCATCCCGCGCCTTCGTCTGGTAGCACTCGCGGCAGAGCGGGTACTTGTCCCCGTTGCCCCGGTCGGTGTAGGTGCGGAGTCCGCCCTCGGCTCCGCAGCGCTCGCAGTAGAGGTCCATGTTTCTCCCTAATGTCGTGTGTCGTTTGGTGGTGCGGGAGCATCATATCCGATGCCCCCGCACCGTGTCAAATCAGGCTGTTGCACGCCTGACGCTGACGCTGATGGTCGTACCGCGAGCGCGGAGACCAGCCTTGCCGATGAACCCCGGCGAGCAGGGGCAGGTGCAGCCCGCACGCCGGTCGAAGCGGAACTCGTCCACGCCCGTCAGGTGCGCGATGGCCGCGAGCACCAGCGACTGGCCCTTGGTGTAGGCCCGGTTGAACTGGTCCCACGCCTTGTCCACCTCGGGGTAGTCGCCCCGCGAGGTGTAGACGCTCTCCAGCGCAAGCGCCGGGAACATCTCCTTGACGGGGTGCGGGTACCTCGCCGTCGCAAGATCATCGAACTCGTCGGGCGTGCTGACAAAGATCCGCGTGCGCGGCTGGGTGTAGCCAAGCGTCTTCCAGTTGTACCGGGGCTTGGTGTAGGGATCGTTGTGGTCCCTGATCGACACGATCCAGTCCTGACCGAAAGCAGTGATCGTGGTCACGACCTCGGCTCGTGCAAGTGTGGTCTGCATGTTTTTCTCCCTATTCTGCGACCTCCCTGATCGCATGGGAGCATTATAGCAAACGCACCGGCACTCTGTCAAATCTCGTCGTACACCTCGTACACCGCTTGCGGTAAAAGAATTTTTGAATAATCATCGAAGGCGTAGACAATCACACCGCTCGGCATGACCCAATAGGTCGTCCCGTCGATCACGATCAGACTTGACCAACCATGTTCTTTGATGTGTGAGATTGCGTAGACAGGGAGTTTTCTCATCTTCTTGAACAGTGGTCCGTCCAGAGCACGGATTTCCTCGGTCAACTGCGAGATCACGTCGTGATGATCCGGCTCGGTCTCCGTCAGAAAAAAAGTTCTTCGGCAATATCTCGCACCGGGAAAGAAGACAGTGATACGCACAGAGGCAGTATCTCAGATATCTTCTGGACCCGGAAAGAGCGGGTCAGTAAAATTCAATCCCGGCTCGAACGTATTTGTATGTTCCCAACCGATCCGGGCGCAACGGTACATCTGCTCGTCCACGACGACGTAGTCTCCGACCGACAGCGACGTGTGGGTGCGGTTATCTGGCAACGGCTGAATCACATCCCACGCCGTGCCTTCATAAAGGTTCGTATCGTGGAAAAACTTCTCGCAGATTTCCAGATCGGTGGCACCGTCGAACTTATCGGTTTCGACGCGCTTTGTCGTCACTGGTGTGTCTTCGCAGGCCGCTGTCGCCCAGATGATTTCAATTGTCTTCACAGTGTCCCTCCGTCGTTTGGTCATGCCTGTCGGTCCATCGTACCTAGACGAGCCGACATTGTCAAATCACAACGGTTTACCAATTCGCTCGAAATATTCACGGTAGTCGAGGAAGTGTTCCTCGGAGATGGCATACGACTTGATGTGAGCGCTGACCGCGCCGGTATGTCCGTGAATTGGAATCCCAGATGATTTAACTCTCAGGCAGAAAGCAAGATCCTCTCCAACCCACTCGTTGTTTTCAGTGGGGAAATCCTGAAACCAACAAACTTCTGAAAACTCCGGGGGAGACATCTGCTGAACTTTCTCAAAGACGCTCCGATGTACGAGCAGAAACCCCGCGCCGCATCCGTCAATCTGGATGACCGAGTTCTCGGTATACCGCATGATGTGGGTGTAAGACCACTGTGTGTCTGGCCGCTTTAGATACATCTGAGGAACTGGGAGCGGGTATAAAGAACCTTCAAGAGTATTGAGTCCAAAATACAGACCGCTCATCATTGGTCGGTCGTTTGCATCCGCAGCCTCGAACAGCGTGTTAACCGCGCCGACTGTAAACCGCTGATCTGCGTCAAGCATCAGCAGCCAGTCGAAGTCCCCGGCCAAAAAATTTTTTACAACAAGGTTCCGACCTCGCGCGATCAGGTTGTCCCTCACGTTCGAAAGAGCACCGAACCTTCCGGGCATGGACATCGCAAGGAAGGCGATGTCGTGCGCGAACTCGCCGCGAACCGTGCCGTGGTCTACAAATGAAAGAACAACTTTTTCGTCTGGGCGCATGGAGCGATCCTACAGGTCAGTACGGTCTGAGGCGGTACGGCTGGAAAGAACGTCGATGGCCCAGAGGAGCCCGGACTTCAGATGGCCATACTGTTGAGAAGTTGAATGCTCAAGATTTTGCATCTCTTCCTTCAACACCGCAATGCAGTCTGAAAGTTGAGACTGGCGGGCGCTCGCCGCAATCCGCTCGATCTGGCGGTTGGCGAGAACCATGATGTCCGGCGGGCGCAGGCCGTCGAGAACTTCGAGAAGAAGTTCTGCTTCTTTTTTCGCAGCCTCGCGGAGATCGGGATGGATCTCAGAAATAATTTTTCCGGGCAGATGGCGGGAAAGAATTTCCTGCACAATCGGTGGCACTCTCGGGTCCATCACTTTTCCTTCCTTACCCAGACTTGATAGCCGCTAAGCACGACGGAGTACTGTCCTCGAACGGTATGAAGGAAAGCGTCAATCCCGTCCTTCGGCATGTCTTTTCGTTCTAGGTCTGGGTGGCCCCACTGATAGTCGTCAAACGCCAAGACCCCGCCGACTTCGAGAACTCTCCACGAGTTAAGCGCGTCGAGAGCGGTCTGGATCGCAGTGTGGTCACCGTCGATGTAAATAAAATTGTAGGTCTTGTTGTTCGAAGCAAAGAATAAATCGCTGGTTGTCTTGTGCTTTACAACTCGGTCTTCTCCAGCCATCCGGGTGTCATACATCCGTTCAACTTCAGCAAAGTCGATAGCCATGCCGTCATGGTCAGGCCCGCCTTCCCATGTATCGACATCGTCGATGCTTTCTATATTTCGGTTCTTCAGCAACCACTCGGTTGCATCCCCAGAAAACACACCGATCTGAAGAACACGAAGGGGAGCACTGAAGGTGACACTGGCAAAGTACGGTTCGGCAATCCAGAACCAGTTTGGGACGCTCACTCGGATTTCTCCCACGCTCGGACTAGCGCACCCATCTGTCGGTCGAACTCGCGCATCTCACGGGTGAACTTCCGTCTCGCCCGAAACTCGGAGACGAACATGTACACCGTCACGAGGGCGGTGGTCACCGCGCAGCCCAAGCCGATCACCGCAAGGGTATCCCACCACCAGTACTCGCTCATCCAGACCTCCGTTGTTGGTAACGGTCATAGTACTCGCGGTCTGGCCGATTTACCAGACCCGCCGTTTACAACGGGCTGGCCGCTTAGTAGTTTTTTAGATACGGTGTTTACACCGTATCTTAAAAACTACCGTCTGTCAAATCGCCCCGCGCCGCTTCCAACATCAAGACAATCTCAGCAGCGGCATTAGCCCGCGCCGTCACTCGGATGTGCTCGGCTCGGGTTGAGCACTGCTCGATGTCGGCGGCGAGGGAGTCCGCTAGGGCGCGGGCCGCTTCAAAAATTTTTTCCACGGATCAGTCCTCGTCCACGATTTCGCCCTCGACCACGATGGCATCCGTTATGTCCGATTCGTCCTCGGAGGTTTTGGCAGTGCCCTCCTCGACTTCGGCACCGTTTCCAGAAGTCGCTCCGGGCACGCCGCCCAGAGCCATCTCGATGGCGGCTGCCCCGGACGCCAACTTCGCCAATCTTTCGGCAACTACGACATGGGCAGGCCGTGCATCCGTGACTTCGATGTTCGCGTCGATCTCGATACCGCCTCGGACTCCGGCTCGGTCGAGGATTTCCGTGCTCGCCTTCAGGCGAACCGGCTCGGAGATCGCGGACTCCATCAGTTCTTCGAGAACGTCCACTGCGTACGGTGCGGCTTGAATAATTTTTTTCCGCGCCCGCTCGATGTCCTCGCCGGGTTTGCGCTGTACTCGGAGATGAATCCGACACAGGCCGTCATCCTTCAGCCGTCCCGAACTCCAGAGCATGCAGCGGATACCGTCCGACTTCATCATTCGGCAGCGATGTGGCAGTGCCTTCGGCGCTCGCCGTGATCCCTCGGGCACGCCGCCTGCTTCTTGCTCCATCTGCCAGTGACGGGTTGATCCGACCACCCACGGCGGGGCGATCCGGCAGGCGTCCGCATCCACCAGCAAGTCGAGTCCGGTCAGGTAATCGGAGTTCGGATTTTTCGGGTCCACCAGCAGCGGTCGCTTCTCGTGGAGCGACAGCATCCGTCGCTCCTTCATGGCTTCCGCTGACCGGGCCGCGATCAGGCCGGTCGGGTTTCCCGACTGGTCGTAGACCGGCTGCCAGTTCAACTTCGCTCGCCGCAGAGCGGCACGGTTTTCATAAGTGTCCTCAACCACGCCGCGTTCGTGCTCGATCATGCCGAGTTCCGAAAGGTCGGGCCGGTTATCCACAGGCTCGTCCACAGCCGGTTCACCCAGCGACGGGTCGATTTCTTCTTCGTCTTCGTTGGAAAAAAGTTTAGAAAGGTCAGACATTTAAAGTCCAATCGAAAAAATTTTTTGGATACGGATCGGGCCAGACCAGAAATTATTTTTCCGGTCTGGCCCGCCGTTCATGCCGTCAACTTCCCTACGGCTTGTCCTTGCCGAACAGCCGTCGCCACGTCGTCTTGGTTGGCGAGCCGTCAGTGGTGTTAAGTCCCTGAGACTTCTGGAACTTCTTCATCGCGGATGTCGGGTAGGTCTGCTTTCCGCGAGCCGCACTCGGACGATCCTTGAACCCGAGATCGTAGAGACGACAGGCCAGCCGCCACGTCGCGCCGTTGGCAACCGTCTTGTCCGCGAATGCCTTCTCGCAGACAATCCGATGGGGCACGCCGCCATCCCACGTCGGCTGCTTGGCGAGGTACTTCTTGACCTCGCCGCGCCAGAAGACGGGGTTGTAGTCGCGGGCCTCCTTCGAACCGGGATAGTCGCCCCACGGTCCCGCGATGGTGTCGTTCTTGCGACCGACCCACTTCGATGGGCCGTTCGGGTTGACACCGTACGAGCCGTCCGTCCACGCGCCGTGCGTGATGACGCGGTTCAGGTCGGGCCACCCGCAGAGGTCGTGCAGGGCTGCGCCAATCCGCGCCGCCTGCTCGATCTGGTACTCGGTGATCGTGCCGACCGAGACACCGGGATCGTCGATCTCCACGCCGAAGATTCGATAGTGTCCGACATTAGCCGCTTGTGTAATTCCGATAGCGGGGAACGGGCCACCGTCACCGGAGTGCCAGCACGAGCCTGCGCTCAGCAGGTAGGTCGTGCCGGGAATCTTGCCGACGATCATATTCGCGGCGGGCTTGTCAAAGGCGTTCGCGCACCAGTCGAGAGTCGGCACCGGGTTCTTGATGCTGGCCGATGCCGTCGCGGTGTGATGCATGATGATCGCGCCGAGACCGCCGACCCCGCTGGGGTCGTAGTCGCACGACCACGGTCGGCCCTTGGTGTCCCAGCCCTTGTAGGTTTGGACATCCACGCCGTGATCTAGCAGGGCGGCTAAAACCTGCGAGGGAGTCGGGTTGATGTTCTTGTCACCGATCACTTGTCATCGTCCTTCGGGTTGGTGTCGCGGACATCGGCTGGGTTCGGGTCGGCATCCACGAGTTCTGGCTTCGGGTTGCCGCGCTTGGAATTCCACGACTCGATGTCAACGTCGGCTGCGTCGAGGTTTGGAGAATCCTCCGAAACTTTTTTTCCTCCAGCCGAGGCGCTGGCCTCGGGCAGCACCGACGGGGTGCCCTTCGCCCCGATGCCGCTCGACGCGATTGACATCAGGAGAGAAATGATGGCGGCACCGGCAGAGACGCTCAGAGCCTGCGCCCAGTCAACGGTCATAATGTTTACCGCACCGGCCCCGAGGATTGCGATGAGAGCCTGCGCGAAAGTGCGAACCGCACGCTCGGCTGCGTCCTCCCAGAATTTCTTGGTCTTCATTATTTCCTCTTTCTCGGTTTGGGGCCTAGCGGTTTGACAAATAAAATTTTCTGTGGTAGCGGTTGACAATATAACAATTTTGTAACGGCGCTTGACAAAGATTATTTTTTCTGCTAGGCCAAGAATAGGATAACAATTTTGTAACGATTTTTTCGCGGGTCTCTGACAGTAGGAAGGCTTTTGGCCCCATTCATAAACAATTCTATGATAGGAGCCCATAATCGGGCCTTTTTCGGGTCCATTCGACAAATTCAACTTCTGTAAAGTTTATGAACTTACTACCAGAAAATGCTTTACTTCTTTCGCTTTCCGTGCTCATTTGCCCAGACGAGATACGCAAGCAGGAGAACAAAGCCTCCAACGATCAACCAGATCATCGTATTCGTCTCCGTCTCAGGATTGCCCTTCTTTCGTCTTCACCTACTCCGCCCCAGACTCCGTACGGTTCTTGAACCTCGATGGACCACTGAAGGCATCTTTCTCTTACGGAACAGCCAGCGCAGATCGCTTTGGCTTTCTGCTCACGAAGCATTCTATTTCGAGGAGTGTCGTTCCACGGATGGAAGAAGATGTCCTGATCTAGCCCAACGCAAGCGCCATCTTTTTGCCATTCATAGTTTTCAATCACTGAGGCTGGGAGACGAATCATATCGTCGCCACGAGCCACCTCAAGCACCCGTCCGACATTTTTGGCACAGCAAAGCATCATATCCAGTCGCCTCGTCAGAGACGACTCCGTTCTTGGTAACCGGAACAGGGACCACTCCGGCTCCCTTACCCTCCGCTCCGCACTTGTCGCACTTCAGTTCAATCAGCCAAGTGATCGGCTTACCTGATGCCGCCAGAGCAGAAATCCCACGAACCAGAGCGTGCATCGGTCCACCGCCTGCGGTCTTCCTCAGGAACGCTCGTGTGTCATCGACCTCGATTGCCGGACGAATCTTCTTGCACGGACAGTCCATCCGAGCAGGCTTGCACCAGACGACTCCCCCCGTTGTCGAGTGTCGTCCCATCCCGTGACCGCACAGGCATACCCGACCATCCCTAACCGAAGGTCGCTCCCTCAGCGATTCGTCGATCTCGACCGCCTCTTCCAGCGAGATTCCCATCGCCTCAAGTGCATCCTCAGCGTCGCTCATTCTTGCCCTCCTGCTCATCGTCGTTTCTCATTTCCTCAGCCCAGCGTCGCAGAGCATCTGCGTTGTCAAAGTTCCTAAGCGCAAACCAGAACCAAGCCAGTCCTGTCAAAGCAATGAACAGCAATGCCCACTCAAGATCAGCGAGCATCCTTCTCGCCCTTCTTTATGATGCTCATAATGTCGCGCTTCATGGCCTGCGTTCTCACCCACTGGTAGCCCTTCCATCCCGCCCACGAACCAGCGATGAACAGGACCGTCACTCCCAGCAACTTCAATGTGTCAATCTCATGCTCAGTCATGGCAGTTCTCGCAGTCCTCTGGTGTCGGTGCTTTCGCTACCGCTCCGCACGCTGAACACACGATGTCAAGAAAGTAGAAACTCAACTCCCCGTCTTCATCGAACGCTCCCAGAATCCGCCACAGGTTTGATCCGCAGAAGCACTCTCTCACAGGTCCGAAATCTCGCAGGTCGGTTGCCGCGTCCAGATCAAGATCCCCGACCAGTAATCGCCACGCTTCACGTTCGGCAGGCAGTTCACTATTCGCCAACGCGCTCACCTCCGAAGCAGAGACCAATCACGGAATGAACATACATCCATACGACAGATGTTGCCCGTACCTCATTGACCCGGCGTGTCGCATCGTCACTTTCTACCAATTTGTAAAGTCGCTCAAAGCCCTCCCCAACACACCTCTCAGACACCCCATCTACACCCCCAAAGACATGACACCCCTCCAGAACCGAAAACCACTACACCAAACGACCATTGTTTGGCATTAAGCATTAGCAACTAAATTTCCCTGACCCCCGTAGCGCGTGCGTATGCGCGTAGAGGGAATTAAGTACCTAATGCTTAATGCTGTATGGTTTTTTTGGTCAAACTAACTTGTTTGGTTGTAGTGCATGTTCTTTCGTTTGGTCTGAAAAACAGAAACACAAACAAAGCAATCAACCAAAGACCATGCAGCATTCGCAACTACAAACACCAACACAACCTTACGCACCTCATTCTACTTTTCATCCTCGGGGATTTTTACTTCTAATGCTGAAAGGTCGATTAGTTACATGGTCTGCACCGACCTCCAAAAGAGCCCTTGTGTACATAATTTCAGCGCCCCTTGTGTACATAACTCCAACGTCAAACGGACCCCAAAACTCACGCACGCTCGCAGCGCCTACACTCCTCACATGCCCCTGACTGCAAGCGACCGCTGCGACCGTTGCTCCGCTCAAGCGTTCGTGCGCTTTCATTTTCCCGACGATCAAGACCTACAGTTCTGTAGGCATCATTCCCAGATGTACCAAGACACCCTTTTAGATTTGGCTATTGACGTAGAGGACGAAACACATAAACTGCTACTCCGGTCATCCGATGTAGCAGACAAGACAGGCTGATACGCTCACGACCGTTCAACCTTTCTCAAGCACTTGGAGCGACTGATGGACGACACCGCGATCACTTGGCGCGACTATCAACGCAGCCGCGACGAGGTGGCCTATCAGACACGTCTCAGCATTCTGTCCTTGCTAGAGGGGCTTCTTGCGGCCCCCGAATCTCAGGGACGCTCAGAGGACTTCTGCGCGGGAATTAGCGCCGCTATTGACTCGGTAAAACTCAACCTCACCTAGATCCAACTCGACTACCATCGAGGTTCCGCCTCAGCCCAATCACATCAACTTTGTAAAGGGATAACATGTTTTCATTCCGTCTGACAGACGACTTCGTAGACTCCTACAAGACCCGTACTCCACCTTTTGGCTACCGCGATGCAGGCGGAAATTCGATTGGCGAGATCACCTTTGTCCGCACTTATAGTCGCCTCAAGGCTGACGGCTCTGGCAAGGAAACTTGGGTTGATGTCTGCCGACGAGTCATTGAAGGCATGTTCTCCATCCAGAAGGATCACTGCAAGGCGAACCGTCTGCCGTGGAATAATGCAAAGGCACAGACCACCGCACAGGATGCGTTTGACCGTCTCTTCCTTCTGAAGTGGACTCCACCCGGTCGCGGACTCTGGGTGATGGGAACTCCCCTTGTCATGGATCAGCGAAACTCTGCCGCACTTCAGAACTGCGCTTTCATCTCGACCAAGGAGATGACCAAGAACTCTCCGTCAAAGCCCTTCGCTTTCCTACAGGAAGCCTCGATGCTCGGCGTCGGAGTCGGCTTCGATACAGAGGGAGCCAAAAAGGACTTCATTATTCAACTTCCCTCTGAAGAGCGCCGCGAGTACGTCATCCCCGACACCCGCGAGGGCTGGGTCGAATCCACCTCTGCGCTCATCGACTCCTACCTAAAGCCGAATCAACCGACCTACATCTTCAACTACTCCCAGATTCGTCCGGCAGGAGAGCCGATCCGTACCTTCGGCGGAACGGCTGCCGGTCCAGATCCACTGATCCGACTCCATGAAGCGATTCGGAAGTTGTTCGAGTTCCGTCAGGGAACTCCTCTCACTTCCGTAGACATTGCCGATCTTGGCAACCTGATTGGCGTCTGCACCGTTTCCGGCAACGTCCGTCGCAGCGCCGAACTTCTGATGGGCTCCATTGACGACGACGACTTCCTCAATCTGAAGAACGCCGAACGTTACCCAGCGCGTAACTCCTACACACCAGATGCACCCGGCTGGGCGTACATGTCCAACAACTCCGTTGCAGTCACGGTTGGCACCGATCTTTCTCGCATCATTGAAGGCATTGCGCTCAACGGTGAACCCGGTGTTATCTGGATGGACACGACGCGCAAGTACGGACGGCTTGCTGATCCTGTCAACAACAAGGACCATCGCGCTGCTGGATATAATCCTTGTGCTGAGCAGAGTCTTGAAAGTGGCGAGTGTTGTACACTAACTGAAACATATCTCAACAACCATGACAGCCTTGAGGATTACAAAAAGACGCTGAAGGTTGCGTACCTCTACGGCAAGACCGTCACACTTCTTCCGACGCATTGGGAAGAGACCAACGCAATCATGCAGCGTAATCGCCGCATCGGACTTTCCATGTCCGGCATCGCAAACTTCGCTGACACCAAGGGTCTTCCGGCTCTGCGCGAGTGGATGGACGAGGGCTACCAGACGGTTCAGTACTACGACAACGTCTACTCAGAGTGGCTCTGCATCCGTCCCTCGATCAAGACCACGACCGTAAAGCCCTCCGGTACCGTCAGCATTCTTGCGGGCGAATCACCCGGCGTTCACTGGACACCGGGCGGCAAATACTTCCTTCGCGCAATCCGCTTCGCAAACGATGACGCAATGCTGCCGCTCTTTAGAATGGCAAACTACACCGTCGAACCAGCGAGCGAGAATCCCGACTACACATCCGTTGTCTTCTTCCCAATCAAGAGCAACGCTGAACGTGCAGAACGAGACGTAAGCATCTTCGAGAAGATGGCACTGGCGGCCACAGCGCAGCGCTACTGGTCCGACAACTCCGTCTCAGTCACCGTCTCGTTTGATCCTGAGACCGAAAGCAAGCATGTCGGCACCGTCCTGCACATGTACGACGGCCAACTCAAGACTGTTTCGTTCCTCCCCTCTGGCAACTTCACCTACCCACAAATGCCGTACACGCAGATCACGGAAGACGAGTACAACGAGTACACCTACCGCCTACTCCCCGTTCCTCTCGAACCCGTCTACGAGGGCATGACCGCCGACGCAATTGGAGAAGCGTTCTGCTCGACAGATTCGTGCATTCTAAAGGTGGAGACAGCGACCATCCAGAAGTAATCTCCAAGAGAACAGCAGAAGAGCCGTCCCATAGGGGGCGGCTCTTCGCTTTTGAACTACATGCGCTTTCTTGGCTCACACCCAAGAAACCGAATATAATTATCCCATGACCCAAGACCGCATTCTTGACTGGCGTTCCCGTCACGATCCCCGCTCTCGCAACTACGCGATGCGGCCCATGCTTGATCCCTCCAGCGCTCCGGCTTCTCGGCTGTGGACAGAGGGTCCGGTGCTGGATCAGGGACGTGAAGGCGCGTGCGTCGGCTTTGGCTGGATGGGAGAGGCACTTGCAGAACCAATCGCTCCAGACCCAATGCCACTTACTGCCGCCGCTCAGACAGATGCGCTCGACATCTACCACCTCGCGCAGACTCTCGATGATTTTCCCGGTGAGAACTACTCCGGCACATCTGTTCTCGCGGGAGCAAAGGCGATGCAACAAAAGGGCTATCTCACGGAGTACCGCTGGTGCTTCTCAACAGACGATCTTCGCGACACGGTCCTGAACTATGGCCCGGTGGTAATCGGCGTCCCGTGGTACTCCGGCATGTATGAAGCCCCGAACGGTCTTGTCCAGATCTCCGGCGAACTGGTCGGCGGTCATTGTCTGATTGTCACCGGCTATATCCCCAACCACACCCAAGCGGGAGTCACCGCCGACATGTTCCGTTGGCGAAACTCATGGGGTCCGTCCTATGGCATCGACGGCTCCGCGTTTGTTATCACATCTGATATGCAGCGCCTTGTCTCCGAGGGTGGGGAGATGTGCGTTCCCATTACTAGAACCCTTCCACCAACCACAGAGTAAAATGCCAACATACATTTACAAATGTGAAGCCAGCGGCCACCTGCATCAAGAAAGCCGCTCAATGGGCGAGACCCAGCGCCACACAACCTGCCAAGAACCAGACTGCAACTCCCCTCTCAAGCGAGTCTGGAACGCAGCGCCGATCATGTTTAAGGGAACTGGCTTCTACTCTTCTCGCGGGTAACTTGTCTCTATAATCGACTATCCCCGCTCCCTAGCACTTTCCCCCTTCCCAGCACCCACCAAATCTGCCTCCGTCATCAAAGATAGAATGCAACAGACCTAAAGATCCCCCTAACGGTCCTTGCATCTAACATACCTCTGTGATTTACTACGTCCATGACTAAGCAGAAAGCGGTGATTGCCCCTCGTGGAATCCCCGCGTCGGGCAAGAGCACTTGGGTGCGGGAGCAGGTCAATAATGCAACTCCCGGTACTGCCGCTCGCATCAACAACGATGACCTCTGCACCATGCTCTACGGTCATCCATTCGGAGTTCGCAGCGACGCAAACGGAGCGATGCTGGAGTCCATGCGGAAGAAGATGCTGGTTTCCCTTCTTCAGAACCCAGACATTGAAGTGATCTTCCTCGACAACACCAATCTCTCCGTCTCCGCGCTCCGCAAACTGGAAGCCATTGCTCACCAGCATGGTGCCCACTTCGCGGTCAATGACGAGTTCCTCCAAGTTCCGCTGGAGACCGCCATTCAGCGCAATGCCAACCGCGAGCATCCTGTTCCTGAGCATGTCATCGAGCAGGCACACCAGCGTGCTCTAAAACTGAAGCCGTGGAGTTTCCCCCGACTACCGGAGATTCAGCCCTATCACAACGATCACAGGCTTCCTCCAGTAGTCATTGTTGACATTGACGGAACTCTTGCTGTCAAGTCTCCTGACAGGGATATCCATGACTACCACCTAGTTCACCTTGACACTCCTAATCAGGCTGTCTCTCGGCTTGTCACCATGCTCGCGTCCTATGGCTGGAAGATAATCGTCATGTCAGGACGAAGTGAGGATTGTAGAGAAGTCACCCAGAACTGGCTAAATGAAAACGTATGGCCGAACCTCCCGCTATACATGCGTCCGTCAAAAGACCACCGACCAGACTGGATCGTCAAGCATGAACTTTTTCAGGAGCACATCGAGAACCGCTTCTGTGTGCGCTTTGTTCTGGATGACCGCGATCAGGTGGTCACCCTCTGGCGCGACCGTCTACAACTTCCAACCTTCCAAGTAGCCTACGGCGATTTCTGATTCGGAGAGAAATGACCAAGCACGATGAGAAATGCCCAAACTTCACCGGCTCATGTTGTTCGTGGCTGAAGGACTGCACCTGTCAGTGCATGTGCGACTACATCCGTGAGATTCGCAAGGATGAAGCAGAGAAGGCATACATGAGAGTGTCAGCCGTCACCGGCTGGTACGACGCGAGTATGGATATGGATGTCTGCGATTGGGAAGAGGCTGAGAGTGCCGCTCGCGGCAATGGCATGTACGACAAGGTAGAAGATCCAAAAGTCTGCCGGAAGTGCCTTAAGAATTGCTCAGAGCCTCTCTCTATGGACAAGAAAACTCGTCGCGTCTACTACGCGCTATTTGGGCCACAGAAGGTTCTTCCGTGGTCAGAAGCGGACGACTGCGGCAGCCGGGATCTGATGTTGAAAATTGCCTTGGCTGCTGCCTACCCAAAGAAGATCACGAACAACAAGAAGCGAGGGAACTGAGATGGATGACAACGACTACTACATCACCGCAAGCGAATTCTTTGATGCCGTCAAACTAGCGTTTGCTCGCGTCTACCTAGACGACGATCTGGATAAACTTGACACACAGAAGTGGCATCCTGAAGACATGGCAATAAACTCAGCGGTCATTGTCCAATCTATCGGCGCGTTCTCTTCCGAGATCATCCGCCAACGCGCTATAGAGAAGAATAACGATAAGGCATCGAGGTTGTATCTCTGATGTCAGAGAACGCCGACATTGCTCATCATGTCAGCGAGTTCCGACATGATCCTTTTTGTCGTGCATACGGCATAGAGATGTGGTCTCACGTTACAGAGTGCGGACCATGTTCTTTCATTGCTGAGATCCGCGAAGACGAACGCAAGAAGATTACTGAAAGGGAATGACGAAGTGACTTTTGTTTTTGGAGGAATCAGCGAGGGAGTATTTGCTTTCTTCATCCTGTTCTGTACCACCGTTGGGATGGCAACAGGTGCTTATCTCATGGACAAAGAAAGGTTTATCTTTCTCGTCAAAGAGAAGTATGAGTCAGTGAAGAATAAGTTCATAACCATGCTGAAGTCCGACAAGCGCAACAGACCCTTCTACACTCTGGTCTATCAACCAAGGAAACAGGAGCCGAAATGAGTGTCACATTCCGTTCTGACATGACTGTCGAACTCGTCAAGCACTCCGCCTCAGACATGGATATTGTCTGGGCTGCTCGTGTTTCAACCATCGGAGAGCGTTCTTACACAACAAAGACAACTCCAGAAGAAGCCAGCGGTCTCATTGACTTCCTGATTCGCGAGCGCCACGGCACACCGTTCGAGCACTCCGTCTTTACGTTCTTTGTCAGCGCACCGATCTTTGTCTGGCGCGAGCACATGCGTCATCGCATTGCCTCATACAACGAGGAGTCAGGACGCTACCGCGAGTTGCAGCCGGTCTTCTACATTCCCGACAACAAGCGCAATCTCCAGCAGATTGGCAAGGCTGGCAAGTACGAATTCACTCCCGGCACTTACGAGCAGCAGTTGCATGTGCAGGTGCGGAGTAAGGAAGTCTGCCGACAGGCGTACAACGACTACCAGTCAATGCTTAACAACGGAATTGCCCGCGAGGTTGCCAGAATCATCCTTCCGCTCAACATCTACTCCAGCGCGTATGTCACGATGAACGCTCGTGCGTTGATGAACTTTCTCAGTCTGCGTATCAAGGATGCCGAAAGTTACTTCCCGTCTTACCCGCAGCGCGAGATTGAAATGGTTGCAGAGAAGTACGAGAAAATCTTTTCGTCGGTGATGCCTCTGACCTATTACTCGTTTTGCAAAAATGGACGGATAGCGCCATGATTACTACATCAAGGCTCTTTGTTCTTCGTCGCTCTCAGGATGTATCAGGAGTTTCTGGAACAGGGATTGTTGCTGACGGCGTCGAGTTTCCAGACGGCATTGTTGCTCTTCGGTGGCGCGGTCCTAACGCAACGTCAACGGCTATCCATGAAGGTGGAATTGCTTCGGTCGAAGCAATTCATGGTCATGAAGGCCGCACAGAAATTGTGTGGGTCAACTAATACTTGCAGTATCCAATACGAAAGAGGAAGTGACTGTGTCTATTGATGTGCTTGGAACGCTTGAACTGGGGTCTGCCAGTCAGGAGGACATTCGCAAGGTATCTCTCCTTGTTTGTGGAAAAGCCAGAGACAAAGAGGACGCTATCTACCTGATGAGGATGCTCGGTCTCATCGCAAACCCAGATGCAAAGCCTGTCCACCATGTGGTGAAACTTGGCCCCGTATCGACAAGGAAGAACAGGAGGACCACATGACTCACGATCCAATCTGCTTGGTTTGGGCATCGGAGTTCTGCGTGTGTCCCCTGATTCGTCTAGTACGCGCTGATGAGCGGGAGAAGGCAGTGAAGCGCATGAGTCAATTACGCGAATACGACTACAAAAAAGTTGTTTTTCATCCTGAGGAAAATGTCGCGTGGGTCGAACGTGATCGTGCGCTCGCTGCTATCCGTGGGGAGGCGTCGTGAGTGCGGAAACGTATCAGGCTGATACGAACCAGCACGATCCACTATGTCCGGCTCGTAATTATGGTTCCGCATGGGAGCCAGAAATGTGCGTCTGCGACGTGATCTCCAAGGTCCGCACAGATGAACGGGACAAGGCAGGACAACGCGCCTTTGATTACGCCATCGCGAAACTATTCACCGGCATGGAAACCGCCGACTGGATTGACGGCATCGTCGCTGCTGCCCGTGGGGAGGCGTCGTGAACCACGACCCACTCTGCACGTTCCCCGCGCTCGACAAGTTCCCCGACGAATGGGACGAGATTTTGGATGTAGACGGCCAAAGATCGTGGCGGAGACGTTGCTACTGCGAAATGATCGCCAAGGCTCGCGCCGATGAGCGAGAGAAGGCAGCGCAACGCGTGGCCGAGCAGGACCTAAAGCCATGCGAGGACTATGAGCGCTCGTGTGCCTGCTGGCGTTGCGAGAGGCACGAGCACATGCAGCACGTCATCGCCGCTGCCCGTGGGGAGGCGTCGTGAACCACGATCCGCTGTGCAAGTTACCCAACGAATGGGAAACGTTTTTGGATGTGGACGGCCACAGAACGATTCGGAGACGCTGCTACTGCGACCTGATTTCCGAAGTCCGCGCTGATGAGCGGGACAAGGCAGCCGAGAGAGTCGCGGACCTATCGAGCGAAACCGCTATCTGGCCGAAGCCCGTGGGGACATGGGCAATGATCGGCGCATCACTCGGCATGGCACCGCAACAACCGCCGCTAAAAGAATCCTGCTATGAGTGTGCAGGAGAGGCACCGGCGTATGACCTCGCCGTGAAGCATGCTGTCGCTGCTGCGCGTGGGGAGGCATTGTGAAGGACTTTGATGAGGTTACTCAGCAGCATATCTCCGTCAAGTGCGAAGGCTGCGACAAGACCTTTGACGGTATCGCGCAGGACGCCTTTGACGAGGGTTGGGATGTCCGACCGTGGTTCACTACCCACGTTACATGTCCTGACTGCCCGATTACAAAAACAGTTTGGTGGTCACTAGCAAGTAAAGAAACTCCAAAGTCCTACGCATCGTTGGAGAAAGAAATGAACAGAAACTTAAGCGTTACCCGTCGAGACTACTTCTGGGGACCAATTCATTTCATAGTCCGTAAGGGCGGTCCCACCAGTCAGTGGGGACATTTGATCTGGACTGACACAATCTCGCGCAGGAAGACTCTCGACATCTGGCTAGGCAAGACCTTGCTGACTTTCAGGGGAAGAACTCACTGATGGATAAAGACAAGAAGTGAAAGAGAAGATTGCTCACTATCGAAATCTTCTACGACTGCCGACAACTCCTCTAAGAGTAAAGGTCGTCATTATCTTGACACTTGCATATCTGCTCTGTCCCATCGACATTATCCCCGATTTCATTCCTGTCCTTGGGCAACTGGATGACATCTTGATTGTTGGAGTTGCAGCCACCTATGTCGCCAGAGAGTTGGCGAAGTCACAGTCCATTACAGAGAATTGATCGCGCATCCCCGATAGACTTGCCTCGACATGTGTGGAGACCCCACGCAGTCTGACGACAAAACACTACATCGGAGATCCCGTGAAAACCCTGATTAACCGCCTGTTCCGTCCAGACCCCGAGCAGCGTCAGCGTCGCTCATTTGCGGCTGACTGGGACTACTACCTGTCAACCGCACAATCCCCCTCGCAGCGTGCAGAGATTGATGCAATTTTCCGTCGCGCTTCTTGACACATAAACATAAAAACGGCGTTGCCCTCGGGCAGCGCCGTTTGTGTTTTATCAGTCTCGAAGGTGCTTGTCTTCACAGGATCTGGCAAGAGATGCTACGACGTAACGTTTTCCACACCAGTCGCACTGCCACGGATCTTTAGACAAAGCCTCAAACTTTCTTCAGAAGTTTCAGTGTCTTCCTCTGGGAGATTCTACCCAGAACGCTGGACACCTCATTCCTTCCATATGTCAACGCAAAGTCATCTCCCCAGTGAACCATTCCGGCGCACTTCTCAAAACTTCCGCTTTCAAATGTCCACGGATCTGACATCTCTACCACGGCACCATCTTCTGAATAGCGCACAAACCTATGTGTGTAGTGAAGGTTCGTACCGTTGATGTACGCCATTCTTGATGGAGTGTAAACTCGAACACCAACGACCTCAGCCATATGCGGTGCGCCAAGAAACGTACCGTCACCTAGCGGAACTACTGGTGGTCCACCAAAGAAATGCCTCAGTTCTTCGACCTCTGAACCGGCCCTCACGACCTTCTTCTGTCGAACCACCTTCCCCCTAGGGAGGATGTAATCAAAGCCCTCAGAGCCCCCGTACGCCGCTGGAATCCAGTCTCTGTCAGGAGCACCCTTAATGCCCTCAACAGCCACCCACAGAGGCTCCTGACCCGGAAACAGGATGGCTACGAGCACCACAGGATCTTTATCAACCAGCGCCCCGATCAAGTGCCACCCCTCGGGGCGACAGAACAGCCGGATGTCCTCAACTCCCTTTTTGATTGCAACTTCTCCGGCTCTGGCTCTATAACTACTGGCCGGTAACTTAACCGGCTCCTCTAACTTCTCAAGGTTGTCGGAAAGTTTCTGGGTGTACGTTCTTGTCAACTGAAACTCACCGTACGTTAGCCGCACTGATCCATCTGTCAACAAGTAGTGATTACTTGAGCGATAGACGACTCGATACCCTTCCTCGGGCGACCAGCCAATAGAAGGAGCAAACAGTGACCACCGCGTCTCACCTTCTATGGCATAGCGACCTAGAGGTTTGAGCACTCCACCTAATTCTGCAAAGGTGGTCATAGCAACCGGCAGCATCCATCGCAGCCGTGCTTCTCTTTGTAGGGCTGGGACATAAGAGTGTGGTCGTCAGGATCTGGATGTCCGATTCCGTGCGGACAGATGCGCTCCATCAAGTGCATGTCGGAACGCCAATTCTGACGCCAATCCCGCATGTGGTGTGGAGTTCTGTTATGTAGAGAGCAAATCTCGTACTCACACTGAGTTGGATGATGACAATTTATCCAGATACCAGTGTTCTCCAACTGCACTCGATCAAGCATTGATCCCTCTTTCCTCAGTTACTCCAAAGGCCAATCAAAGATTTCAACTCCGGTGACTCTTCCAAGATCGTCAATGTCCAGATAAGCATCACGATGAACTGTTAATCCAGAGTCTCTAGTTTGCGTGTCGGCAGGAGTCGTATGAAGATAAACAGACGTAGTGCCATCTTCAACACTGATCTTCCAAATTGCCGATCCAATCATCTTCCGTCTTTCGTCTTCACGAGCGGCAGCCATTGCCTGACATATCCGACAATCAGCCGGAAGACTTAGGTACTTGTTTAGACACAGGCTGTCGTGTTCTGACATTAGGGACTCCACTTCCATTCGGCAATAGCGTCCAACTGCCCGCGAATGTACCCGTGTTGGTAGCCCTTAGTAAAGGCTTGTTCGGCCTCGTTTTCTCGAATCATCTTGATCTTTGAACACCAAGGACAAGAACCTGCAAAATGATCTTCAGCCATGACGAACCGAAGAGACTGACAAAGCGGATCATGGCTCACTCTTCTGCTCTCCGATCTCGACCTTTGCCGTACCCACCGTTCACTTCCAGATATCTCTTCCATGCTGGACGAAGCATGTCTAGATCATCATTGACAGTGTTAGATCCAACCATGAGTCGTGCAAACGCTTCAGAGTTGCAAATCTCCTGAGCGATCTCCAAGCGCAACTGGTAGTTAGTCTTTTCGTTCATCGACTTTGACCACCGCACCGTTGATGTCGCAGAGTCCGTCAGAGATGTGATACCCCCCGCGAGATTCGCACCATCCCTTGCGATATCCGTTCTCAGCAGATGCCATAGAAATGGCAACGATGAAACCAATGACGGCAATCAAAGCGAACACGACTCCGGCGTAGCAGAGTACCG